AGAGAAAAGTAAAGTACCAAGCAACGTAGCAAACCCAAGTTTGTATCGAAAAGCAAGAGCCAAAGCCAAAGCTAAGTTTGATGTTTTTCCTTCCGCTTATGCTTCAGGTTACATGGTGCAAGAGTACAAACGTATGGGCGGTAAGTACAAAGGTGCAAAAAAAGCACAAGGCGGTGAAGTCAAAGGTCTAAAACCTATACCAAGTGGTAACAAGGGTTTACCTAAGTTACCTAAAAAGGTAAGAAATAAAATGGGCTTTATGCAAGAGGGTGGCAAAGTACAGAGCGAACGTAGACTAAGAAGATCAAAGCTACTAAACGAAAGAATGAGACGTGCAATGGAGGCACAAAAAGGTTTAGAGGGTCGGAGGAAAGTCAAAAGTGCTGAGGATATAAAAAGAATAAAAGATGAAATAAAAAAAATAGAGCGAGAGCGTTTTTTGGAAAATTCAGCCGTAGCAGGTTTGCAGAAACGGGTGCTACGAGAACGTTCAGTAGATCGAAATAAAAACAGGCGGGACCTTAGGCCTAAAAGATTTGTTGGCGGAGGTTCTGTCATGGTACAAAGCCGTGGGTGTGGTGCGATGATGCAAGGCAAAAGAAAAAGAACTAAAGTGCCTAGTTAATGGTTGCTAAAGTTAGCACATTAAGACGTAAAATTCGACAAGGCAAAAAGTTAGGTTTTAGTGAAAGAGCCTCGGCCAAAGCCAGAGGTTTGATAAAAAGGTCTGACGGCACAAAAAGAAAAAGTAAAAAATATCGCTGATGAGAAGATTAAAAAAAGTAGTAAAACAACTTAGCAATGCCTCAAGATTGCACAAAAGACAGTCTAATATTATAAAAAAACATATTAAGAGTATGAGCAATGCAAAGAAGAATACCAAGAAAAACAAAAAGCGGTAAGATTAGACCTGCATCCAAACATAGCGATCTTTACACAGACGAAAGACCCTCTGACACCGTATCTATAAAATTCAAAACACCCGCTGATGCAAGAGCTACTGTGGCTAAAGTGAAACGTGCAAAAAAATCTTTTGCTCGTAAAATACAAATTTTAACAGTGGGTGAACAGCGGTCTAAGGTTATGGGAAAAAGATCACAAGTGGACATTTTCAAGAAAGGCAAACAAGATTTACGGAGAGCAAGGAATAAATAATGTCATTGAAGGAATGGTTTGGTAAAGGCCCTAAAGGTGATTGGGTTGATATTGGTGCCCCCAAAAAAGATGGCAAATTTCAAGCCTGTGGTAGAAAAACATCCAAGGGTTCCAAAAGAAAATATCCTAAATGTGTGCCACGTTCCCAAGCAAAAAGAATGTCTAAAGGCCAGATAAAATCAGCTGTTAGAAGAAAACGAGCAGTTAGACAAGGCGTAGGTGGCAAGCCAACAAATGTTAAGACTATCATTAAGAAGAGAATTGGTGGTAGAATAGTGAAAAGATCGAACAATATGGGTTTGTTTGGTAGAAGGTAAGTACAGGAGTAAGTATGCCGGGACGTAAAAAATCAAAAATGATGGCTCGTGGCGGAGGCATGAAAAAATCGAAAGGGATGGCTAAAGGCGGAGCCATGAAAAAAAGCAAAGGCATGGCCCGTGGCGGAGCTATGAAAATGAGTAAAGGTATGGCCAGAGGTGGAGCCATGAAAATGAGTAAGGGTATGGCTCGAGGCGGTGCGATGAAAAGAAGTAAGGGCATGGCTAAAGGTGGTGCCATGAAAAGAAGTAAAGGCATGGCACGGGGTGGAGCTATGAAAAGAATGCGTATGGGTGGACCTGTACCAGCAAGCCCAATGATGCCTCCAATCCAAAGAAGGATAGTGCCAAGATTACCTGTTGGCAAAATGAGTCCGGGTGGTTCTTTGATGATGCAGAAGGGTGGCAGAGTTGCGAAGCAAGAAAGGTCTGCAATCAAAGTAGGCAACATTCCAAAAGCTGTAGCTACTGCACTGGTTGCGGCTAGTCCTGCTGGTCAAGTTATTAGAAAAATCGGAGCAGGTGTAGCGGCAGGTCGGGCAGTTGGAAAACTTGCGAAGAGATTAGCAAAAAAACCAAGAGCAAAAAAAAGACAACAAAGAGGAGCACCGGGCAAAGGTATCATAGGACGAAGAAGGTAAATTTACTTAAATATTGTGGCATATTTAATATCAAACATTCCCCAGTTCAAATGCTGGGTGCGTAAAGAGTTTACGGCTAACCACCAAAAATACCATGGTGAGTATCTTCATGCCTTAGCATTTGGTGTTAACACATTACCAGACCGCTCCTTATCCTTTCAGGTTGTTTTTACTGGTTGTGAAACAGATTTTGAAGGCTATCCAGATGAAAACGTACATGGCGGTGCTATGTGGGCTAGGATGCCCATACAAGCCTTGATTGCAGATGTTCCGTTAGCAGAGTGGCCAGAACCCATGGAAGACCACCTTGCCCAGCCTTGGGATTGCATGAGCCACCATCACAGTGTGGTTAGTTTAGACAGAGTCAGTTCAAGCCCTTGGTATTGTAAGATTGGGGGCGAGTTCCATCTGGGTAAATATATGTTCACCGTAGACTATACCGACCATCCTATAGCCGATGACCCTGCTCAACATAAACAATCACATGTGCTATATTTAACCGATGCAGGACAGTGGACTGGTAATTTTGTAGCCCTGCCTAACAACAGGGTAAGAGCGACCAACCCTGCTTTGTGGCGTACAGGCGATGGCCCTCCTGATTTCTCCCCTTCACAATGGGTGCACTCAGCAGAGGGACACGAGAGCTACATTGACCCGAGCATAACATTTGATAACCTATATAGTGAAGGAGATAAAAAGAAATAATGGCAACATCGAGTAGTAAAGATTTTGAGTTAGATGTAGCTGAGTATATAGAAGAGGCTTTTGAAAGATGTGGCCTCGAGTTACGCAGTGGTTATGATTTGAAGAGTGCAACTAGAAGCATCAATCTTATGTTAGCAGAGTGGGCAAACAGAGGTTTAAACCAGTGGACTATCAAAGAAAAGACCGTAACTATGGTCAAAGACACCAAAAGCTACAACATCGACAGCACCGACCCTACAGCACCAATAGATGTGTTAGATGTCTTTATACGAGAAACTGTGGGCTCTGAAACTACAGATATTCCTATGACTAGACTGTCGAGAGCTGAATACGCACATATAACAACCAAGTCGAGCACAGGCAAACCCAACCAATTTTTTATTAACAAACAACTTACTCCAACAATCTCGGTATGGCCAACACCAGATAAATCTAGCACTTACACTGTGGTTATGAATGTATTGACAAGGATGGACGATGCAGATGCGGCTACAAATACACTGGATTTGCCGTTTCGTTTCTACCCATGTCTGACCGCTGGGTTAGCTTACTACATGTCTCTGAAACGAGCACCAGAGCGAACTGGGATTTTAAAACAACTCTATGAAGAAGAGTTCGATAGAGCTATGTCTCAAGATGAAGACAGAGCCTCGTTCAGAATAGAACCAAGCACTAGGAGCTATGATATACCATGAGCTTTGCCTCAGGAAAACGTGCTTACGGTATCTGTGATATAACTGGTTTTAGATACAGATTACGAGATATGAAAAAAACATGGGATGGTTTGCTCGTGGGACCTGACCAGTTTGACCCCAAACATCCTCAGTTACAAAGAAGGTCCATACCAGATGACCCACAGGCAATTAGAAACGCAAGACCCGATGTAAAAGAGGACAACACTGTATTTTTAGTTTATACAAATGTAGGCGATGGTATCCTAGGAACAAAACTTGATACTTTTAGCGTGTCTGCTAACCTAGGTGAGGTAACAGTAACAACATGAGTTTTACACTAGCTACACTAAAAACTGCCGTACAAGACTACCTAGAGGTCTCAGAATCCACTTTCACATCACAACTTAATAATTTTATCGAAGAAGCAGAAGACCGCATCTTTTCTATGGTGCAACTACCAAATCAGAGAAAGAATGTGCAAGGGACTTTGGCCAGCAGTAACAGGTTTTTAGCTACACCTACTGATTTTTACGCACCAATGAGTTTAGCTGTGGTGAGCAGTGGTAGTTACTCCTACCTAGATTACAAGCATCCCTCCTTTATGCGTGAGTATTCTTCTACAACATCTACAGGACAACCCAAATATTATAGCTTGTTTGATGATACAGCTTTTGAACTGGCCCCTGTGCCTAACTCAGACTACACCATCGAACTACATTACTTACACAAACCAGCCTCGCTAACAAGCGGTAGTGACAGCGGTACAACTTTCTTGTCAACGGACCATCCCGATGCCTTGTTGTACGGTACATTAGTAGAGGGAGCAGTGTTCCTAAAAGAACCTCCTGATGTCGTTGCCCAATATGAGGCAAGATTCAAGGAGGCGATAAGTCGGATGAAGAATATATCTGAGGGTCGAGCAACCCGAGATGAATACAGATACGATTCTTTGCGTGGCTCAATATCTTAGTGGCAGAAGAAAGTGTAAAAACCGTAGCGATAGTCGGGCTAGGCATCTCGCAAGTAGACTTTGCAATCGGACAACAAAACGGACAAACATGGGATGAGGTTTGGTGCATCAACTCGGCTGGAGGCACATACCCCTGTGATAAAATCTTTATGCTAGACCCAGCAAGTCGTTTTTTTGATAGTAATGATGCAGGATTACAAACAGAGTCTATGGTCAAACTGCTACGAGAAACAGAGGTGCCAGTTTATACCTGTGAGTTGGATGAAAGAATAAAAAATCCAATCCGTTATCCAGTGGAAGAGGTCTGTAATGTCACAAAATGTGCCTACATGAACACAACTGTAGCCTTTGCTGTAGCTTACGCACTCTATATGAAAGTCAAAAGAATAGATTTATTCGGCATAGACTTTTCTTACAAAGAAAATTTACATTTTGCAGAGGCAGGAAGAGCCTGTGTTGAATTTTGGATAAGTAAATGTATGGAAAATGGTATAGAGGTAGGAGTGAGTGGCAGATCAACTTTGCTTGATAACAACATGCCAGCGACTCACAAACTATACGGCTTCCACAGACTTGAAAAACCTTTGGTAGCTGTGCCTCACCAAGGAAGATATTTGGTAGGTCCATTTGAAGATATAAACAAAAAATTAGAAGAACAAGGTCTAAAAATAAACGAGGATGTGGTTCCACCAGAACCTTATAGAGGATGAGCAATCAAGGAGACTTTGTATTAGGTAAAGTAGGAGTACATGCCACTGAGGGTAAGGGCCATGACCCCGAGTTTTGGGCACAACAGGCAACAAAAAAAATATGTGAAATATCAGTTGATGCACCTGACCATGTCAAGGCACAGGCTGTCGCTTTTCAAAACCAAATTTATACTGTAATCTTATATACTATAAAAAATGCAATCGAGTCGAGAGATACGACTCTGATAAATTTGCTAATAAAACAAGGCCATGAAGAAATGGCTAAAATTATTAAGGAATTATAATGGCTATAACATCTGCAATATGCACTAGCTTCAAACAAGAACTACTTGTTGAAGGTCATAACTTCACCAACGGAGCTGACTCTTTCAAACTAGCACTTTATACCAGTTCAGCAACTCTTGGTGCTGGTTCTACTGCTTTTGTAACAACAGGACAAGCCTCAGGCACGAATTATTCGAGTGGTGGCTCTGCTCTAACCAATGTGACACCAACAACATCGGGCACTACAGCGATTGTAGATTTTGCTGATTTGACGTTCAGCAACGCTACCGTGACTGCCAGAGGTTGTTTAATTTACAACACATCCAACTCTAACAAAGCTGTATGTGCGATTGATTTCGGTGGCGATAAAACATCAACAGCAGGCGACTTCACTATTGTGTTTCCTAGTGCGACTGCCACTGGTGCGATAATAAGACTAGCTTAACAGTTATTCGTTTTCTTTAATTGGTCTAGGATAGACGTGTACTTTCGTAAATCCATCTTTAACATCTATACTAGCAACTAATTGCTCGCCTTCTTTCAGTTTGGCTTGCTCTATTTCCATAGCCTGTCGCAAGGCATACATCACTTTTGCAACATGTTGCTCTTCTGGGTCAGTTATCTTAGACATTATTTTACCTCCTTATACTCATCAGTAACTTCTTTAAAATACTTACTTTCAGCGAGACTGTTCCAAAGTTGGCGGTCTATCTTTTTAAATTGTTTTGGTTTCAAACCATACGCACCACTACGATATTGTCTTAGCCAAACATATTTGTGGCCGATTGACCTGACTTCTATTGTGGTAAAACCACAGGGTATTTTGTCAGTCTCCATCTGATATACACGAAAAATTTTCATAATATCTCCTCATCTTTTCGGCACGTTATTGTGCCTACATAGTCCATTATACCAGCTTTTGCAAAGATGTGCAAATCTTTGGAAAAGACAATATTTGATGAAAAGTGTTTTTTTTCTGCTTTGTGCTAAAATTTTTCCATGCCATTTACAAAATTAAATTTCAGAGCTGGTATCAACAAAGAGGAAACTGATTATAGTCAGGAAGGCGGTTGGGTTGACGGCAACTTTATAAGGTTCCGTAAGGGGCGTGTCGAAAAAATTGGTGGTTGGGAAAAACGAAGCACAAACTCAATTCTAGGCTCAGCAAGGGCCTTGCATGGTTGGATAGCACTAGGAGGTGAAAAATACCTTGGGGTTGGAACCACTTTAAAGTATTACATAGAAGAAGCTGGGACATACAATGATGTCACCCCGCTTAGATTAACAACCTCTGCGGGTGATGTGACTTTTTCTGGTGTGGCCAACACACTAAATGGAGCAATAACAGATACAGCCACAGAGTTGACTTTGACCAGTTCATCTGGTTTTCCTAGTAGCGGTGTCATCCAAATAGATAGTGAAACAATAAGATATGAAGCTGTAGATGGCAACAACTTGACACAGCTGACCAGAGGTATTGAAAGCACAACAGCCGCCTCTCATAGTGACTCTGCAAATGTTTTATGTGCAACTTTGACTGTATCAGATACGAGTCATGGTGCTGTGGTCGATGATTTTGTGACTTTCAGTGGCTCAGCCTCTTTAGGGGGCAACATAACGGCAACTGTATTGAATCAAGAATATCAAGTTGAAAAAGTTATAAATGCTAACTCATATACGGTACAAGCTAAAAATACCTCAGGCACTACTGTCTTTGCCAACTCATCTGATAGCGGTAATGGTGGCTCAAGTGTTGTAGGCCGATACCAAGTTAATGTTGGGCTAGAATTTTTTGTCTCCTCAACGGGTTGGGGTGCTAATGGTTGGAATGAGGGTTCATGGGGAAGTGCGGCAACTCTGTCTGCAACGAATCAGTTAAGAATATGGACTCACGATAATTACGGAGAAGATTTGATAATAAATCCTAGAGGTGGTGGCATTTTTCGCTGGGTCGAAAATGACGGTGTCTCGACAAGAGCTGTCAATCTGGCTACAACGAGTGGTGCAAACAAAGTTCCAACCAAGGGATTACAGGTTATAACATCCGAAACTGATAGACACTTGATAGTGTTAGGGGCCGACCCACTATCTAGTGGCTCCAGAACAGGAACAGTTGACCCTATGCTTGTTGCTTTTAGCGACCAAGAAAATCCGTTAGAGTTTGAACCAAAAAATACTAATACCGCAGGTTCTCTCAGATTGTCCAGCGGTAGTTCGATCATAGGTGGCCTTAAATCAAGACAAGAAATATTAATCTGGACCGATACCAGCTTATACTCTATGAACTTCATAGGCCCACCACTGACTTTTGCAATTAATTTAATAAATGAAGGTGCAGGGCTGATAGCACCAAAAGCGGCAGTAAACGCACCAAACGGTGTATTTTTTATGAGCAAAAACGCCTTCTATTTTTACAATGGCTCAGTACAAAAGTTGTCTTGTTCTGTGCAAGACTATGTTTTTTCTGACTTGGATGTAGACCAAGCCTTCAAATGTTTTGCCGCCTTGAATGAAGAATTTTCTGAGGTCTGGTTTTTTTATCCGTCTATAGAAGATGGCACTAGAGAAATATCCAGATATGTAATTTATAATTATGAAGAAGGCTCGTGGTCGATTGGCTTGTTAGAAAGACACGCTTGGCTAGAGTCAGGAGTTTTTGATAAACCATTGGCTAGTGCTGATGTTTCATCTAACGAGTTTGTTTTCGAACATGAAAAGGGTTTTAACAATGATGACAGTGCTATGGATAATGTGTTCGTTGAGTCTGCTGATATTGACATCGGTGATGGTGACAATTTTGTTTTTCTCCGCAAAGTTTTGCCTGACATACTCTTCGTCAACGAAACAGGAACCAGCCAAGACCCAGCAGTAAATTTAGTCGTCAAAAGAAGAGATTTTAACAATCAAACACTAAGCACAGATTCAACCAGTCAAATAAAAGGCTCGACCACGTTTTCAAGTTTACGAACTCGGGCACGACAATTTGTTCTAAGATTCGAGTCGGATGATGATAACAACGAAACGGATAGAAAGAATTACAAGTGGCGATTAGGTGATACAAGAGTTGATATTGTGCCTTCAGGTAGAAAATAATGAGTAAATTACTGCCTACAAGGTTGCCTTTGGCACAAAAAGAAACTGTAGATGCAGACACTTTCAACAGGCTAGTAAGAATACTCGAAATCAACCTAGATGCCCAAGACCCAGATTTGGTGAAAAGTTTTAATGCAACCGAGCTGAGTGAATTGCAATTTCAGGCTGGAGCTATTATATTTAATACAACAACGGAAGTTCATCAGGCTTTTGATGGCACTGAGTTTCGGAACCTGTATGAACATCAAACTTATCTTACAGGTTTGTCTGGTAGTTTAAGTTTAGGGAGTGTAACAGTAACAATAACATGATAGTAGATTCTATGATTAACAAATTAGGGAAGTCGCCTGATGAAATAGCACAACAAGCAGTTATGAACACCTCTCCTGTATCAGTGCCACAGCAACCACAAATCACACAGAGCCCACAACCAACAACAGATGTTGCTAGTCCTCAGGATATGCAAGTAATGTCTACAGCTGACCAACAAATGTTAGACAATTTAGTACAAAGAGGACAAATAGCACAATCCGCACCCTTAAATCCCATAGGACAAGAACTTGCTTTGGCAGGACAAGGTGATGACACAGAATTAGCACATTTAACAGCAGGAGAAGTGGTCATACCACCTGAGATGTTAGAGGACGAAGAGTTTGAGTCTATGCTTTCGGATCAGAATAACTGTTGTGCTATTTGTGGTACTACTGAACCAAGTAAGACTCGTGGGAGGCACAAGAGGTTTCATGTGGACAATGATTCTTCAGGAAAAGTGAGAGGTTTATTGTGCAAATCCTGTCACATAGCATTGGGAGAAGTTGATAGTAATATAGATACCCTTAAATCTATGATAGAATATCTAGAAAATCATGAAGATTGATACTCA